GCAGTACAAGTACCGATATATTGAAGATCACCCTTTCCATCAGCAACTAAACCAAGAGTACCAAAACTACAATTACTATTGGCAACATCTGCTTGTCCACCAGCATGGCATGTTATTGCTTTATCGCAGCAAATAGTAAATACAGATACAAGTTGAGCGTAACCTTCGTTAGTTACAGCGACACCAACACCACCTTGATTGTACTGAGTAAAAGCGTCAACGTTCATTGACTTTGTTTTAACTGCCTTACTTCCATCAATTCTGATACCAGTTCCAGTTGTAGTATCACTTGTGCAGTTTTGGACGTATGGGCCTTTCCATTTACCACCACCAACATTAGTTGCACCACTATCTGGGAATGCAACAGCAGCAGCAGGTGATAGGTGTCCAGAGAAAGTCATATTCTGCAACTTACATCCTTTGTTTACATGGAATATGTCAGAGGTTGCATTATTAGGAAGAATTTTACAAGTTCTTAAGTCATCACCTACGACAGCACTGAAAGCGGGAAGTTCAATTGGATTATCTTCAACATAGTTACCTGACAATACCTTGACTGTTGTGCCAGATTGAGCAGCACCTACAGCAGCTTTGATTGTCAAGAATGCATTATCAATGGATGTTCCATTATTATCATCATCTCCATCCTTCGCAACATATAAAACATTAGGTGCAGAGTTAATACCTGAAGCACCTGTATCAATACTAACGTTATCGCCAATAATTACACTTGAATTTGTAATTGTTACGATACCAGTAGAGATAGTGTTATTGTCACCATCAATAGTAACAGATGCAGTACCAATAGTAAGTATACCAGTAATTCTGGCATCACCCTCAACCATTAAGGCAGTTGTGGCAGTTCCAGTGAATACTTCAACACCACTTCTAAACGTGCCAATTCCAAGAGAATCAACGTTGGTTACATCTTCATACGTAATAGTTCCACCAACAGTTATATTTCCATCAACATATTGATTTCCTTCAACATAGAGAGCGAAATCACTTCTAGCGATTGTTCCGACACCTACATTTTTAGTGGTATGAATGCCAGTAGAAGTTACTGCCCAAGTTCCTCCAGCTCCAACTGATCCACCACCACCACCGTTAGCAACGGTTTCCCATTTTTTTCTTGATGCATTATATTGAAGAATATATTCATCTTCTAATCCTGAAATATCAACATCTGAAAGATCTTTGACAAATCCAGCACCGCCTCCACCAACAGTAGAGAGTTGTTGCTGAATTCTATTAACAAAAAGTGTATAATGTTTTGAAAGATCATCAAGAGTTGCAAACTTTTGATCTGTAGGTGTTAATGGATCTTTACCACCACCTATGTCTTGATTTACATCAGCAGGTTCATCTAGAATCTGCTCATTAAGTTCAATCTGAGTTTTTTTAATATCTTCTACAATTCTATAGAGAGATTTAATATCACCTTCTACTGGAGAAAATCTTTTATTAAATTTACTGACTAATTTTTGAAGTTCATTAATCTCCTGATCATAATATTTTACTTCGGGAAGATTAGAAATTTCCTCTTTTAGTTCAGTAAAATATCCAAGAAGAAGTTCATCGGTTTTTATGCTCTTGTCAGTCGCTTCTTCAAGTTCTTTCTTAATATTATTCTTGAGTTTATTATATTCCCCAAGAATTTGTTTCTTTAACTTTCTATCATCATCTTTGAATGTTTTTTGATATTCAAAGATTTTGACGGAGGACTTTTTGAGCTCATCCCATATTTTTTCTTTCTCAGATTCAAACTCTTCTTTGATTCCTTGAGTTTCAACTTTAGTCTCAAAGAACTTTACGTCTATAGAATCGGAATATTCGTCAAAGTTAAAATTTAATTTTTCTTTTAGTGTATCAATAACGTCAGATACTTTTTCAAAATTCTCTTCAATACCTGAAAATGTATTTTCAACCCAAGGAAGTGGAGCAAGTTCTTCTCTTACCTTAGTGATATCTTCTTTTATCGAGTCAAGATCTGTATCATAATATTTTGGTTCTGGAAGATTTGCAACTTCTTGAATAACAGAATCTATTCTGTCTTCAATATTTTGAACTTGTTCATCATAATACTTGACTTCTGGTAAAGAAGAAATATTTTCCTTTACAGAATCAATAGCATCACAAATTGCTTCAATTTCATCATCATATACCTTTGGTTCTGGAACCTCAGGAATTTCTGATTTTACTTGATCTACTGTTTCACAAAGTTTTTCTAAAACTTCATCAAAATGCTTGATTTGAGGAATGTCAAGAATTTCTGCCTTGACTTCTTCAATAAGTTCTTTTACTTCATCAAGAGTTAAGTCTTCTTCTACTATGACTTCTTCGACTAACTCCTCTTCTTCTTTCTCAACATAATCATCGACTGAGGGAAGATCTGCTTCAACTTCCTCTTCAATTGATGGTAAATTGCTTTCTTTATTATCTTCTATAGACGGCAAATCAGTGTCAACCGCTTCTTCGACTGAAGGAAATTCATCTTCAATAATATAATCGTCTAAAGACGGCAAGTTTTTATCTTCAGCCTGCGCCATTAAAATATAAGTAAATAACCTCGGGTTTTCTCACCCTATAGTTTATTTATCTTGCTGCTTATTCTGCTTTAAAAGTTTGGCGAGATCTGCTGTAGAACCAACAAAAAGTGCGTTTGTGACATTTGTAGGGCCTTTAGATTGTGACTCCTCTTCAACGTCTTTTAGTTTCTTCTGTAAGTCAAGAAGTTTGTCAGTCGCGTCAGCAACGCTCTTGATCAACTGTCCTGCAACTTCATACGCTCTTGCCTGCTCTGTTTCCTGTGCAAGTTCAAGTATACCATTGACTGCCTCTTGTCCTTTCTCAATCAAAGAATAAAGATTACCTCTTGTGTATTCATAATCCTTTCTAGTGTCAGTTTTAATTCCATCAACTTCTTTCTGAATGGGTTTTACCTGTTCAGGTTCACTAGAGACGATCTCACTTGATACGTCAAATGCTTCATTCAAACTATCAAAACTCATGAGACACTCCCGTCAAATCCAAAGTCGTCACCAATTTCAATGAGAGCATCATCAGCAGCAGTGATAAGATTGACTGCTGTACCACGAACGTGAGATCCTGTAATAGTATTGTCTTGTCCCCTCTTCGTGAATAATGTATTACCCTCTTTTCTATCAACGTAGATGGATTCGTTGTTGATAGTAATATAAGTATTTTCTGAGATTCCAGAAGAATCATTTACTTGCAGAATATTAGTAGTTGTTCCAACGTCTTCTGCTAGATTTGTTACAACGTTGTCTGTATAACTCTGTGTCGCTCTTGGAATAACAGTATAAGTAAGATCTCTGGTTGGAGTAGAAGTATCGTCTTGAACGTATCCGACACGAACCTTTTTGATAAGATCTCTGGATGCCTTTGTTGTATCTCCAACAGGGCCAAACAGATATGTCTTAGCGGTAAATCTTATTGTATAGAGAAGAGAGCGTCTGGTGCTGTAATTACCTTCATAATCATCTTGCATTGTGACATTTTCAATCACAATGGGAATATCTCTTTTCTCACCAATTGTATCTACCAGATTAACTGAGAGAGTGTATGCTGGTTGAAAATATGGTAAAATCTGTTCAACAATTTGAAGCATATCATCATTCAACTTGGTGAAGATTGATAGTTCAAACGACATATTATAAGGAACAGGCATGTAGGTTTTTCTGATCGCTGTTGCAATTCCTACACTTTGAGATTTAAAAGTTTGAGTTGTAGTTACTTTCCTAGTACCATCATACTGAAGTCCCGTGAACTCAAACGACATTCTTGGGAGAGTAATCGACGTTGGTTTGTTAAGATCTGCCGATTGCTCAAGTCTTGCTAAAAACTTCTGAGTAGGCCCATATGCCAACGGAACCTTGATAACTTCATCAACGCTACCGCTGGAATCTAAATGCTTGATTTCAATTCCATTAAAAAGACTTCCGAACGAAATAATCGTTCGTCTCAGAATTTCATGGTAAAAGTATTCAAACATACAGATGCCTTAGTTAACTTTATTTAGGTTAAGGATTCCCAAAGGGATTCGATTCTGAGAAATCTAAGATTCCATCCTTAGCAGAGAGTTCAATTTCATCATTATCAGGATACTTGTTAACAGTATTATCATCTTCTACAACTCTAATCACATAAGAAGCACTGCTTTCGGATCCAGTAATTGTTTCACCAGCAACAAAGTCACCAGAGACATTAGAATATGTGAGAACGTTTGTAACAGAATTCCAAGTTTTAACGATTCCAGTAACGCCACTTGTAGATCCAGTGATAGTCTCTGTGGGAATAAAGTCTCCGCTTCCACCAAGATCTGGAGCGGAAAGAGTGATAGTAGGTGCCACTGTATATCCAGCACCAGCATTTGTCAGATAGATTGCAGTGACTGTTCCTGCAGCAGAGACGACGGCAACACCTTGTGCAGTTGTACCAATTCCAGGGCTGCTGAAAGTAACTGTTGGTGCAGATACATATCCTCCACCACCATCACTAATAGTAACAACACCAACTGTATTATCAGATATTCTAGTTGTTGCAGCAGCGCCAACACCAGGATTAGTGCTCAGTCCTACGAATACAATGCCTGGATTGACTGTATATCCTGAACCAGGATTAGAAATAAAGACTCCTTGTACTTTTTCTCCTATCAGAGTTCCATCACAATTAACAATGTCGTTACGTAAGGTTGAAATTCCTGTGGCGCGGATACCACCGGTAGGTGCAGATGAAATCGCAACAGTGGGTGGATAATTGTATTTTTCACCTCTAGAGGTAACGATAATTTGGTTGACGGCACCGCTAGCAATTCTTCCAGAGATAGCGGTTGCGGTGGATCCGGATCCGATAAGCGTGAGAGATCTGATATTTCCTTCCACATCGAAGGTATCATCGATTTCCTCAATACCAGTATCCAGAACCTCATCTTCTCCTCTGAACAGTTCGCAAGTTAATTCGTAAACGTAATTTTTTTGTAACTGATAAAAAGGTTTTTCGTGCTCAACAAACTTAATTTCAAAAAGTCTATCA